GCCGCGCCGAGGAAAAGGAACGGAGGCGACGGGGAGCGAGAAGGGAGGCTGCACGGGCCTATCACAGGGCGTTATTAGAACTCGGAAAAGTATCGCCAGGACTACTAGAACAAATAAATGCGTTGGCTACCGAAGCCCTGAAAACAGAGGAGGAGAACGACGTATGACCATTGGACACGAAGCAGGAATACTAGAAAAGGCAATCTATTGGCTTGGATTAGCTGCCATCGTACTTCTTGGTATAGCTATGGCTCAACCCATCTGGAGAGGTGAAGAGATGGTGAAAGAACTACGGTCAGACTGTGATAAACGGGGCGGTGTAATGATCGAGCACGAAAGACTGTTTGGGAACTTTTATACCTGTGCATCTAAGTTGGGTTTTCCCATCGAAGAGAAAGCGAGTGGAGAATGAGCATCATATCTACTAAAAACCTTATCTACATTGCTCAAGAGAGAGCCTTTGCTACTAATATCAGTTCAGCATCGGCTTGGCCGAAAATATGTAAGCCTAGGGGCGTAAAACACGGAAGACTTAAAGCACTCAATGTTTCAGATGAAACAATGGCTATGATCGAAAGAGATATTGAGAAAGCGAGGACAGCGTGGCAAGAATGATAGTTAAAGGTGGTTTTCAGGATATTACTCCCGAGAACACTCCTTATGAGCCAATAATGACTAGTGGTACTTGGGGAACGGCGGAATCTCAAGAAAAAAATGACAGCGTGACAGGAGAACAGAAATTAAAAAACGAGTTTCCAGATCTTGCAGAAGGTATGTTGGGTCACTGTTTCCAAACAACAACCCCAGATGAGGACGGCTCAGATCTTCCAATGTTAGTTATGCCTGTAGGTTGGGTAGTTGAATGGATGAAGATTTTGAGAAAAAAAGCCAGTCAAGAAGGAGCTGCTGAACGTCAAAAAGAGATTGTATTCAAGCTCAGAGATTGGGCGAGTCAACACTTAACAACAAACACATATATTGAAAAGTTTATTGTGGAGATTGAACACACACACCCCCAAGCCCTGACCCCATCACAGAAAGGGAAAGATGCTAAGTAGCTTAAATGAAGTGTTCGTCCAAATATTGTTCGCACTCTTTATTTTTTTGGGGATTGGGAGTTGCCTCATCCTCATCCTGTTTGTCCTCATGACTATTATCTTTTTTATCGATTTTTTGAAGCATGTTTTATCTGAAGAGTAAGTTACTATGACAGATCTCTTTAGCGAACCACAATATGACGACAGTATTTAGGAGGATCCTATGAAAATAAAAACATTCGGTGAGATTGATCAAAGAGCGCTTGACCAGCTGAAAAGATGTGTGGAAAAAGGCAATGCAGACTTTGCTGTGCTTTGTGCAGATCATCACGTTGGCTATTCTCAGCCAATTGGCGGCGCTATTGCTTATGAAGGTTTTATCTCTCCATCAGGGGTTGGCTACGATATTGGTTGTGGAAATAAGGCTGTGAGGACTCCTCTTCTCGCCAAAAACCTTGACGTTCCTAGAGCTATGGACGAGATCTTTCGTAGAATTAGCTTTGGTGTTGGCAGAGTGAACGATGAGAAAGTCGACCACCCAGTGCTTGAGGAAATTTCTCAAGCAAAAGTAAGCTACCAAAAATCGATGATTCAACGCGCTGCAAACCAGCTCGGCACAGTGGGATCAGGCAATCATTATGTTGACCTTTTTGAAGACGAAGAGGGTTATCTTTGGGTTGGTGTTCACTTCGGTTCGAGAGGATTTGGTCACGCAACCGCTTCTGGGTTCTTAGCGCTTTCCCAAGGAAAGGGGTGGGGAGAAAAAGCATCGGAAGGTGAAATGGATGCACCACCCACCTTGTTTGAGATCGGGAGCGATCTTGGTGAAATGTATATCGAGGCAATGACTCTTGCTGGCAAGTATGCCTATGCTGGACGCGATGTTGTCGTTGATAAAGTGTTAGAGATTCTTGGGACTGAGGCCGTCGAAGAGGTTCACAATCACCATAACTTTTCATGGAGGGAGAGACATTTTGGCAAAGACTACTGGGTGGTTCGTAAGGGTTGTACGCCAGCATTTCCTGGTCAGAAAGGTTTTGTAGGCGCAACTATGGGCGGTGTCTCTGTCATCTTAGAAGGCATGGACACTGAACTCTCAGCAGAATCTTTGTATTCGACAGTTCATGGAGCTGGACGGGTGATGTCTCGTACTCAGGCAGCAGGCAAAAAGAAACGAATAAAGGTGTGGGCATGTGGAAATCGAGACTGCAAACATTCGGTTCCCTACTTTGAACTCAAGCAAAACGAGACAAAACCAACCTGTGAGAAATGTAGAACTAAAATGCACAAATGGGTGGAGCTGAGGGAAATTTCTAACGGCCTTATTGACTGGGAAGCTACTCAGAGAGACATCAAAGAGAAAGGCATTGAGCTACGCGGCGCTGGTGCTGATGAAGCACCAGGAGCGTATAAACAACTCGGCGATGTGCTAGAGGCTCATGGCGACACGATTAAGGTCCTACACAAACTTCGACCAATTGGAGTAGCAATGGCTGGCTCAGACGTGTTTGACCCGTACAAGGATTAGTTCATTCATGAAAACTAAACGATTCAGAACTTTGGCTAAAAGTCTCAGGATAGCCCATCTTACAGAGCCTATATTTGACGCTGACATCCTAATTACGTTTGGGAGTAATGAGCAAATGAAGAGTTGGTATGAAAAAAAAGGAATCAGCGCATCAGATGTGAATCCTAGTTGGCAAGCATTTTGTGAGCGGATAACAGAAAACGGCCAGCATACATACCACCTTCATTTTACCTTCTATGGCTTCCGTCCAATTGTTCATGAAACACATCATGCTGCTTTTTTAATACTAAGTGATAGAGGATTGATGTTAACAGATGACACAAAAGAAGCCTTTGCCTATTACCAAGACTGGCTTGCAGGTGCTATCAGAGATATTTTTGAGCAATGGACCACACGCAAAAGGAAGTAATGAATAAAACCCAAAACATTGCTAAACTCATCGAATGTGTGAATGCTTTAGAACACCCATTCATGATACTTCAAGACCTAGAGTTCGATCTCGTAGCACCCCAAGAGTCGAGATACTACAGAGCAGAACTAAAAGTACTTTACCAGGGTGCAGTCAAGTATTTTCAAAACATACAACCTATGTCAGTGCCAAGGAGAATCATTCTCTAGAATCTTGGAAGGAGTACTACAAAAAGTTACATGAACGTGTCCAACGAAAAAAAGATCGAAACCAACCTTATAGTCCATCAGGCTAATACAATGATGAATCAAGCCCAAAATGGAAACTCATCCAATCTCATGAAGCCAAAAGAGGTTGCAGATTTTCTGAGGATTTCTGAATCAACGGTCAAAAGTATGGAAAAAAGAGGAATACTTCCTATGATCAGAATTAATAAGCATGGTCATCGTAGATTTAGAGTAAGTGACGTCCTTAAATTGCTTCGCACTGATTAATCGATAAGATTTTTACACACTTTGAGCAGAAGCCTAGATAGTGTTAGAATGATCGCAAGCGCTGTGAACTCCTCACAGCGTTATGTTGTTTAACCCCATTGATAAGAGTAAGTCGATCATCGCTGATATTGATTTTTTGTTATGGGGAACCTCAGTCGTTTTTAACGACTCATATTCACTTCCAGATCGCACTCGAAGCGTAAACACCTCACTTGATGAAGTGATCACTGAACTCTTCAGAGCAGACCCAAACTTCAAATGGGACGACACGACAAACGAAGACTTCCCGATCGCGTACATTGCTCTCACCCCAGGAAAAGATCATTACCTCATTCCAGACAGTACGTTAGCTATTCACCGCTTCCGCGTGAAGGACCGTAACGGAGTGTTTAAAACACTCATACCCAAGATGCGTAGTGAACTTACAGATAGTGAACTGAATACTTCAAACGACCCCTTTACATACTACAAACTTGATAATGCTATCTTCATTGTCGGAGTTCCAGATTATGGCTTTGAAGAGGGTGTTGAAATAGAGTTTCAGCGCGGAGCAAATCACTTCCAAACAACGGACCAAAACAAAGCTCCTGGATTTTCTTCACAGTTTCACCAATTTCTCTCAATCAACTCAGCTCTTCGCTACGCAACCGCGACGGGAATGAGCGAGAAGATCAAGATTCTTAGCGGCATGAAAGAAGCAGTTAGGCGCCAAATTTCCGAACATTATCTGACTCGAAGCAAAGACAAACGACCGAACTTATCACTTAACAAAGGACGTGTAAGTAGATACGGACTGAGGTAACACCGTTATGAATAACGCAGGATCACTCTATACACGCATCGGATCAATCATTGATTCGTATACATCAGAATCAGTTGAGGTGTCTCCTGGCGTTAGGTATTCGCAGTATGAGCTCATCAATAGAATCTATCGGTTTAGAAACCGAGACCTCGATGGCATTAAGATCAACGAAGACCTCTCCTACAACTACTTCTTTGACATCATTCAGCCTCGGGTAAATAACAACATCAAAAATCTTCGATTCGACTCGAAAAATGTGATGGTGTTTTCTAACAATTACCGTCGGGACTTTGCTGCAATCTATATTTCGAATGCTTCTATGAAATTATGGATGGCTGAAAACGGTGAAGATGAAAAGCTCAAAGAAGCGGTTGAAGAGTTCGTTTCGATGGGTAACGTCGTATTTAAGCGCGTAGGTGATACCTACGCACTTTCTGACCTTAGAAATCTCATGTTTAGTAACACAACTGCAAAAACACTCAATGATACTGATCTGATTGAGAGGTATGAGCTCAGTGCTTCTCAACTTAAAGCGATGAGCGCTTGGGATGGTGACGTCATCGATGATGTTATTGGGTCATGTGCAAATACGACGTTCAAGGCGACGAACGAAACGATGCCGATCGCCTCCACCAGCCCCATGTTTGAGATTTTTGAATTTACTGGAGAAGTAAGTGAGAAAGAATATAACCAAGCACTCGATCGCATGAAAGGAAAGTCTTCCTCAGATAAGGGAGATGCTCATAAGTACTTCCTCGCCCGAATCGTTATTGCTGGACTGAGAAAAGGTCAAAACGGATCCGAGCGCATCTTGTTTTGCCAAAAGTTTCCAGAAAAGAAAAAAATCTCTGATTACTACAAAGAAGCACATTACGGTTCGTATACAGGAAGGTGGATGCGTGTTGGTGTGACCGAGATGTTGTTTGACGACCAAATTCGTGCAAATGAGATCGGGCAACAACTTGCAAGCGCTCTTGAATGGGCATCAAAAGCGATCTTCCAGACTTCAGACTCCAACGTGTTGCAGAACATGAAGGCAGACCTCATGAATGGCGACGTAGTAACTGCAAAGGATTTGAGACAACTTGAGGTTCGATCTCAGGGACTAGATCAGCTCATTGCAGACTGGAATCGCGTGCTAACCCATGCTGATGCGCTTACAAACTCTTTTGAAGTCGTAAGCGGAGAAAGCCTTCCGTCAGGGACTGCATTTCGAATGGGAGTACTTCTCGATCAGAATGCAGGAAAGCTGTTCACCTTCCTTAGACAAAAGATCACCCTCCCCTACAAGCGCGTTTTTCGAGAGTGGGTACTTCCCGAACTTATTAAAGACCTTGAGGGAAAGGACATCATTGAGATCACTGGGGACGCCGACATGCTCGATCAACTCAGAGAAATTGCTGTTCGTAGCTGGTACATGCAGAACCTCGTATACATTGGGCCACATACACAACAACAAGGTGAGCAAATCATGGCGGCCGAGCTTGAAAGTATGAAGCAGACTGATCCTTCACTAAAAAATTCAAAAAAGATTTGGGAAGGCGTATTGAAACGACTATTAGTGACTATCACAGGAGAGAACTACACCATCGATGAGCAATTAAGCGATTTGATGAATGTTGTTGGAAATGAAGAAGATCCTACTCGAAGAGCATTTGTGATGGACCTCTTCTACAAAGCTCGGGGTATTCCAATTCCGCCAAAACCAGAACCGTCCCCTCAGCAATCAAGCGGAGTTCAAAACATGATGGGAGCGGCCGCACAAGTACAGACAGCTCCAGAGGGATCTCAGCAGGTTGCTCAGCAGCCGATGATGTAGGCACTATGGAACCGTTTGATTATACATTCAGCTCATTTAACGAAGGGTTAAGTCCCTTAGCTCATATCGACCAACACTCGTTTTTTGGGTCAAATGGTATGGCAGCTGAGATGTGCGCTGACGTGCTCACCAATCCTCCGTTTCTGCAACAAAGTCCTGGTCTTGCCGATCTCACACAAGGCAATGAGGATGGGGTTGTCACAGAGTTGATTCGACATATTTTGGATCAACCGACGGCAGAGACGACGACCTTTGGGGTAGGAACGTCAAAACTATTCAAGCTTTCACCTACAGAGGTACTCAGTGGAGGCTCTCCAAGTTGGCCTCAAACGATCTCAGGTATGACAGAAGGCGAAAGTGTTATTCGTCTCAAAGAGAATCTCTTCATTCTCTATAACAAGTCATCTGGTGGAGATATTGCTGCGATGCCTCTCTCTACCGAGGTGATCGATGTTGACTGGGGATCTACTGTGGAGGGTGGCATTCCTCTGCAAAAGGCACCACACCCCTCATCTGTCAAAGAAGACATCATGCTGTTTGGAAACGGGAGGTATGTTGGGGCATATATTGCTGGAGATGGAACTCTAGACACTCAGAAACTTGATTTCGGAGAGGGGAGCGAAGTTGCAGATATCGTTTTTAATGCAAACCTGTGGTGGATTGCAGTGAACTTCGCTGATGGGAGAAAAGGACAAATCTATTTATATGACCCGTCAGCAACGTCGAACACGCTCTCAGATGAAGCTGGAATCGGCAATCAAAGTATCGGATTTTTGTTTGTTCAAAATGGAAACGTCTTTGTTGCCTATGAGGATAAAACAGCAACTGGGTTCATTATCGGATGGGTAAGTGGACGAAGCCTGAAGCCTTTACGGTACTTTACAGGATCTCTTCCAAATCACCGTCAAAAAACACTCTACTTTAATTCAATACTATTTGCTTCTGCAAATGCGTTGAAGTCAGCTGGAGCAGCGGTAGAACAGCTGCCATTCCAAATTTCAACACACGCGCTTGCAGGTTACGACACCATCGGGGCGCTTGCAGCTCCATTTGGTGCTCCATTTGTTTCATCTACAGACGGATCGCACTATAGACTTGCGAAGTTCTCTGGGTACTCGGAAGCGTCATTTTGGAAAAGTATTCTTGTCCAGGTCTCACGCGGCCGCAGTCTTGGAATGGTGCAGTCTGCCATTATAGAGACCTATCCGCTTGAAGAAGGCGCGTCGTGCAAGATCTCGTTCGAAGCAGATTACAGCGACGAAGAAAACACATCGTCTGAATACCTTATCTCTGGTGAAGGAAAGTTCCGGTTTATTCTTCAATCCATTAACCTCAAGGCGTGTTCGAATGTTCGCGTGCATGTTGACTACTCCGAGAGTGGCATCACGACGAAATGCCCTATCCGGTCTATTACGCTGCTTGGACACCGAACGGAGGCGTAAATGGCAACGATCATGCCAACAATGAGTAGTCCTCGGTCTGCAGACCAAGAGCTTATCACGCAGTTCGTTTCAGGAGAGATGCCACTTGGTCAACGTATTGGTGGGTTATCGATGTTCTCTGCGGAGTTTAAACGGGGTTCAGGTAATCAAGTATTTGGTTCAAATAGTAAGGGGATATGGCTTGGTGCTGCAAACTTTGAAGATGCTCCGTTTCGCGTAAGCATGGATGGAAAGATTTACTTACAAATTGAGTCTGGAGCACTTGTTATCGATGCAAACGGTATTACTCAGTTTGATGAAAATGGCGTTCCTGTAGGCTTTTGGGGCATTAGAACAGGAATGTTTTAATCATGTCACAAAGTGTGTTTGCGATCGCTGATCAGGATTTACGTACCGACCCCATCATCAACCTCAAACGCTTGAGTGACTTTGGTGAACTCAAGATATATAGATGGGGCAACGCCTCGATTACTCCAGATGGTGACGGAAATGGATTTGCAGATATCCCCCATGATCTGAACTATGCGCCTTCGTATGACCTCTTTGTAAAACTGCCTGATGGCTACTGGAGTCCAGTCGGGGCAGCGAGTTCACTTGCTTTTGGCGATGCAACAGCAACTATTTTTGGAGTCAGCGATGAAGAAAAACTTCGGATTCAAACGATTGGTGGGTACTCAAAACTCGCATCACTTCAACGTGACTTTCGGTACTACATTCTCGTTGATAAGGCAGAAGGGTTTAACGGCTCGAGCAACATTGCGCTGACAGGAGATCGCGGCATGAAGTTGTCTGAGGACGATGTCAACGTGTTTGAAGGTCAGGAGTACCAGATGCGAATGAGTACAAAGTATCGGTCGCTTCAGTACTTTAAAGAGCACGTTGTTCAAGAAACACTTTCGCTTCCGTTGATGTTTTCAAGCCATGATTCACAAGATAATATTGAGAGCCAATATGTAGATTTTGATCATGGGCTTGGATACCCCCCGCTTTTTAAAGCGTTTTATGGCTCAGGATCTACGCTAAGAAAGATTCCAGACAATGCCTATGCCGCAGTACAGGCAAGCGACATCGTTACACAAGCTTATTACACCTCATTTGAGGTTGTAGCAAAATGCAATTCTGATCGAGTTCGACTTCAATTTCGCAGACGGTCAGTCTTTGATAAAGAACTCTTTTTAGGAGAAAACGGTGGAAGCCATTTTCCTCCAGGACAGTTAATCTCTGCGGTACAACACCAACCAAAAACAATTACCGTAACAATTCAAGTGTATACAGAGAATCTAGAGGGATCAGTCTATGGCGAATGAGAAGATGTTTCTCGCTGGTGACGATGCGCAAAACTATTGGAGCCTAGATTATGCTGATGGGTACTACACTATTGGAAACCATCCATCTAATGGTGATATGGATGGCGCAATTCGCTTTCCAGGAGTGACAGGTAGTGGAAATTGTCAGGAAGCGAGAATATTTCTCTTTGTAAATGACAGCTCCGGTTTATCTGGAAAAGTGGTCTTAGATATGTGGGGGATCGATGAAGATAACACAAGCCCTTTCGGAAGTGACCCATTAGGAAGAGCCAAAACATCAGAATCTACCTTTTGGGAAATAGACCCAATGCCGCTAGTTGGTGGTTTCGTTCTCTCTAAAAACGTGACGAATATCGTAAACGAAATAAGAAATAGGATGGGTTGGTCATCTGGAAATGCGATCGGATTTTTACTCGAGACACACCCTTCAAATACGCCACACTCATGGTTTTCTGGGGGAATAGATGACTTGGGTGTTGGAATGGGAAGCTCGATCTCTTACCTCTTGATTCGTGAACAAGCCGCTGGCAACTTTTCCCCAGCACCCAAGCTGATTTCTCCTCCCGTCCTCCCTGGACCAAAAAACTGGGGCCAGGCACAATCATACCCAGGAGTAAATGTATTTGAAGCAACAGATGATCAGATGTACTACACTTCAAAAAAGCGCGTTGAAAGAATTATTGAGGAAATTGATGTGAACACAACTGCAAATGTGATACTACAGATTCCTCATGGGCTTTCATACAGACCTAGAGTAACAGCATTTGCGAAATCATCCGTATCTGGACAGCGCTTCGACCTCCCACGACACATGCCATCTTCTATTCAGACAGGTCCTGAAGGAGATACGTTGGAAGGAGACATAGAATCAAATGAAACGTATATCAGGATATTGACGACTCAAAACGCTCAGGTACATTGCAGAATCTTCCTTGACGAGATCGTCCCCTAAGATGCTATACTCATCACGAGCGTTGTGACAATCACGCTCATGGCAACGTATTCCCCCGATTCGATTGGTATAACAGCCCCAGCAGATGGGTTTAAAGACCTGGGTTGGTATAACGCTCGACAGTACTTTCAAGGTTCCCTTTCAGAACCAGGTCAGATTCATCCCAACAGTTCTCAAGTCGGTGCTGGGCAAAGTGTCTCTCCTGAAGTCGTTCGTCAGTCATCTCCAACAAACCAACAGTACATTGATGCGCAAAAGTTAAGCGCTCCCGCGAGCGTTCCCTATGTTACGTCCACACAGTCAAGTTTTTTTGACGGATTAAAGACAGAAGTAGACACAGCGCGGACTGCACTGACTTCAAGACTCACTGCTGATAACACTCGTTTAGAAACGCAGATGGCTGAAGCTCGAGCAAGAGAGCAATCAGCACTTGATAGTATCAAGCCGCTTACGGCACCATTTCGTCAAGAAGTTTCTGAAAAGTATCAACCCATTATTGATCAGCAGTTCAATGATCAAATTGGTCTGACTGATCAACTTCAGACACTTCTTAACGAAGGGCAAGAACTCATCCGCAGACAACAAAGTGTCACTGGTTTAGATTCTGTTCGAAATCCCCGTATTCAACGAAGTATGAATGAAGTGGCCGCTCAAGCAGGGATTATCCAGGCGGTACTTGCACAGAAAAGTGCAAATATCGCTACTGCGTATACCATCATCGATAAAACCGTTGGGTATATCAATGATGACCGTCAGCAACAAATTAGCTACTACAACACTATCTTAAACCTCTCCAATCGAGACATTCTCATGATCGACGATAAACAAAAAGAGATTGCCAGAGAGGAGATTGCCTTACTTAAAAGTGACGTTGTTCGTTCTCAGGCAGCAATGGATGCAGTGAAGAATCTCATGATAAATCCTGACACCGCTGTATTGATGGCAAAAGCTGGTGTAACGCTGAATGACACTCCTGAACAGATAAACGCAAAACTTGCGTATGCGCAAAACTCTATCGAGGTACAGCAACAGGCTAATGAGATCACACGACAAGGCGGCACTGTGGTCACAAGCCCAGCTGGTATTGCTCCAGATAAGCTCAGAAGTTTCACTGATTCATTTGGGAATACCTACTATTACAAGATGCCATCACCTTCAAAAAGTACAAGCTGGACAAACGATCCGCTTACAAACGACTTGCTTAAAGAGCTGAGTTCCTCTGCACTGTCAGTACCAACAAGTACGACTTCATCAGGTCCGCTCAGAATTGGGGCAAACGGCATCGTAAGTCAACCTTCAGGGCTGCAGTCACTCTCACCATCCTGGCAAAAGATATTTGACACCATTAACCCTTCATTAAGGTAATTATGACGCCGACACAGCTCGAAGAGTTTAAACGTAAAGCAAGAGAAATGGGGGCACCAGAGGACCAGATTGCGGCATACATCGCAAAGTATGGAGGTGTAGGTCAGAGTGCGGCTTCCCTCCAAGCTCCTGTTGCAAAAGCTTCCCAATCAACAAATCCTGTGATCAGCCCCTTGATGAATAATGGCCTTCAAGTCGTTGACCCGACAACACCTTCGAAGACACCAAAACCAGCTCCTATCAGCGATTCCGTCGTAGACGAAGAGGTAAAGACTGGGAATCCAATTATCGACACGTTTGCGCAAGCACAACAGCGTTTTGGTCAAGGTATTGGTGGTGCAGCATCGCTAGTATTTGGAGGCAATGAACTCTTTGATCAGACACAGCAACAGTATATGGATACCGCTGACCGCATGACAGCGCAAGCAGAGTTACTCCGAAGCCAGGGTAAAGAGAAAGAGGCTAAGAAGTTTGATCAATGGGCGCAAGAGTCTATTCAAATGGCTCAACAAAATGCGGATGATCAAATTAATATGACTGACAAGGGTAAGAAAGACGTTTTAAAGGGTGGGGTAGGTACTGCAGCAAATCTCATACCATCTGGCGGATCGTCTACTCCTATCAAAGTTGTGACTAGTGCACTAGCCGGTGGTGCAGCTGGTTATGGAGTATCTGAAGATAATCAGGAACTTCAAGATATAGCGACGGGTGCGGCTGTAGGTGGCGCCATTCCATTAATTGCTGACTTTGGAAAGGGGTTGCTGCTGAATGGAAAATCAGCTGGTAATAGGGTCATAAGTAGACTTCTTAATCCATTCACAGCTCAGTTTGACCAAGAGATAGCTGATCTCGCTAGAGCTAAGAATGTAGATCTGCCAGTCAGTGCACAAACGAATAGCAATGTTGTAAAACAGGCTGAAGCACTTGCTCAAAAGTCTTTTTTTGGCAATAAGATTACGAACAAGATATTGAAAGCAAGTAATCAGATTGATGAGATTTCACAGAATTTGACGGATGAACTCGCAAAACCAATCGACAAGAAGTCTATAGGAAATGTAGTTAAGTCGGGTTTTTCAACTTTTGAAGATAATTTTAATAAGACTAAAACAAGTTTATATAATTCCGTTCCAGAAAATGTTTTGAACACTGATGCGGATACAACGTCTACTATCAAAGCGCTCAATCAAATTATCGCCGCTAAAGAAAAGTCAGCTGCCCCAAATACGAATGTTGAATATTACAAGACGATACTAGAAAGACTTCAACGTGGATCGGGAAATACTGACGATTTTATTCCCACATATGATGTATTAAAGAAAACACGTACCTCTATTGGTGAAAAGATGAAGAATTTTACTGATCCAGTTGCAACTGGAGACAGTGCAAGTTTAAAGAAGTTATACGCGTCACTGTCTGATGACCTGGAAGAGACAATCAAGAAAAACGATGAGAATGCGTACCAAATTCTTCAAGAAGCAAATACTTTTTATGCTGAAGGGATTAGCAAGATCAATAGCGATATTGGAAAGTCAATCAAAAATAGTGATCCTGAAAAGTTGATCGATACCTTACTCAAACCCAACAGTGAATCAGACATTTCACTAGTAAAGAGCATTATCGGTGAAGACGCTATTTCTGAGTTACAACAAGGTTTCACTTCAAAGCTTTATAACGACTCAGTAAATGCCAGAACTCAAAAGATTGATTTGACGAAGCTTCGTTCTCAATTGAAAAAGTACGGTGAAGGATCAATAAAAGAGCTACTTGGCGAGGAAGGATTCACAACATTTCAACAAACAGTCAAGGACCTTGAAGATGTTGAGAGGCTTACAAAAGCGCTGAATAAAGGAAGCAAACCGGCTGAGGGATCACAGACTGCATTTCTGTTAAATAGCTTGAGTAACTTAGGCCTGTATGCGTTCAACCCAAAGATCTTCATTGGAAAGATGGCTGGAGAGTTCGCAATGTCACAACTTTTCACCAGTGAAACAGGGCGAAAGTTATTAACTGAGGGTTTAGGTGAAATTGCCCAAAACTCAGGAGCAAAGCTGCATAGTCCAATAGATCAGACTGTAGCTAGGCTCATCGGGGTTGCTGCATCAACTTTTGCTACTAGTCGCGATGAAGTAATAAACACTAAGAATCAAAACCAAGGCAGCAGCGACTCTCTCACCGAACAGATACCAGCAACCAGCCAAGAGAATAATGAATATAATAATCAGTTTCAAGTATCATCTCCCATATCACAAGAAAGTGTAACACAACCTAGTCCAACTTCTAGCGCAATCGAGCATCCCATTCCGGCATTTCGGAACTTTCAGACAAAGCAAGAGATGGTCGCATGGTTTTTTGGTCAGGGATCAAGTCCTGAGGCTGTCCAGCAACTGTCTCAACTTTGGGATCAGTTTGCACCTGGAGGGGCAGATCAAGATCAATACTCTGATCAGTTTCTTACGACTGGAGTTCCAGTCACCTATGCCGATAAAAAGTTTATGCTAGAGAATCCTGATAAAGTTCCAGGATCTGCGAAAACAAACGCTTCAAAATTTGCTCCAGCTGTATCAAGGGCACTAAGTCAACTCGAAACAATTAGTGGCATCAACTCTGAAGATTCTATTTTCCAGGGTGGATCTACAACCATCGGAAAGACCCTAAAGTCTCCAGGTATTCAAGCAAGAATGGCAACAGATGCAACATTCGCTGAGCGGGTAAACCAATACAAATCTTCACTATCACTTGCAATCGGTGCTATTAACCAAATGCTCGGGGCAGGAACGTTAAATGAAGGAGAGGCAACTCGGTTGCTCGAGACAGTTCCAGACGAAAACACTTCTATTGCAGATGCAAGAGCATGGTTTAAGAATGCACGAGCAATCCTTGGTGTTCAGTAGATTAGAACTATCTAATCTACTACCTACATCTTCGAGGAAGTTGTGAATCGCAATATTTCAATGGCTCAAAACAGCCAAACTGTTTTCCTTGTAAAATACAATTCTGATACTGGAGCAACTCATTGTTGTATTTGGAAAGACAAGATTGATACTGAAGCAGTTCTTTCTGACAAGAGTTGTCATCAAGAGTAGTTGTGTTTTGGTAAATAATGACTTGTTGTGGTGGATCCCTCTGATATGAGGGAGAAATTGTGAAATATTTAATTATATAATTTTCTATTTCACTCTCGGGGGCTCCCATCGCTCTTGCTTTTCGCACAAATTCATTTAACTCTTCCTGAGTTATTTCACTCTTCTCAGTACGTTCGCTCTCTATTTTATGTGTTGCAAGTTCAGGTGATGGGTAGGGCATTACAGTGGGAAATGGATATGAAGACGCCTTAACAGTATTCACTATCTCAATAGGCTGATTCGACTTCACTTCGACTGGGTGCGCCCCTCCCAATACTGAGGTTGCTAGGATGAATAAGGGTGCGATTAAACTCTTTACGTTGCTCAAGATGTTTTCCATAGACATATTTCTATAAAACCAACCGATTTTTATCAATTAATTACTTCGTACTCAATCAGTTTAGTATTATTATCAAACTTTGCCTCTGGGTACTTTTTCTCTGGGTTCAGCTGTATTTCAAGTGTATGCTTTCCCAAACCAAGTGGCAACTTGATATCTTCTCGTCGTATTTGCTTTCGGGACTGCTTTTCGATGACATCAATATCAAATGATGAAAGAGTCTCACCGTCAGCAATAATTTTAAGCTCAACATTTTTAGCATCTTCATGGCCGTTGTTTCTAATAAAAAAGAACATAAACTCAAACGAGTTGCCCTCTTTCACCCAAAAGTTTTGATTATCTTTTGGCCCATCTAAAGGGTCTCCAAACTTATTGAGCGAGCTATTCTTAGGGTAGTTCGGAATAATAGAGACTCCTTCAAAATTAAGATCATTCGTTATAGTAGGCATCGGGGTTGGACGTGGAGACGATGTACTTGATTTTGCACTCACACTTGCAATCGGACTCGGAGAAGCACTCCTCGTTGCCTCCTCAGAAAGCTCTGGAGTGAGCACGGTTGGACTGGGTAATACTTCAACAACAGGTGAAGGGAGTGGCTGTGGGGTCGGGGCAATGTTAATGCCTACAACTCCAAGTGTGGTGACACTAAACCAGATAAGGAACTCTCGAGCTCCGTCAATGAGTGATGAAAATGACATGTTTCCTCCAGAACTTTATGAAGATTGTAGCAGTTTTCATTGATATTGACTGACATAGTATGATCATGATATGCCAAAACCAAATGACCTTCTTGAACTTCAGCTAGATGAGCTCAGGAGAATGTTTGACGGTATATCAGAGATATATACGCAAACTCGCACGAAGATTTTTGCATTTATGAGTGGAGGCCTAGCCTTTCTTGCATTTTACTTTAGCTCTCAAAAACTGAATGCACCACAAGAAACATACGGCATAATAATATATTTCTTAGCATTAGGACTTGAGATATTTTCGCTAGCAGTACTCTTTATCGCTACACAGTCAGTTCCTTGGAATATCCCTCCAGAAACTTCAGAAGTTAAGAAGAACAAGTTCAAGGATCGAAACGAATTTTTAGTTTATATGTGTGAACAGTATTTAGAAGCAATCAAAAATAATGGATCCAGATGTGAGGAGAAAAGAAAGCAATTAGATTTAGCTTTCCCATTATTGATTGCTGGTGCTATATTATTGTTAATCATTAAAAGTTTCCTAAAGGAAGGAGTAACATGCGTCTCCTGAATGACATTTATACAAATTAATGATTTGGACTGTATAGTTCAATGAATCTAGAAAGATAACCCCGCTCATAAGGCGGGGTTTTTGCTTATGTTAGAATGAATGCGAGCGTTGTGAACAAAAAACTGCTGAAATGCAGTCAGCAACGCTATGAAACCAGGTCGCCCCTCTGAGTACTCTGATGATGTACTCAACCAAGTAGATCTCTACCTTTCCAAGTGTAAAGACAAAAAATACACCTTCCACAAGACAGTTGGACTGAAATCAGATACCTATGAACAGCGTATTACTGTCAACCTCCCCTCAATTGAAGGTTTTGCAAAGTTTCTGGGTGTAAGTCGAAAGACTCTGTATAACTGGCGTGATGAACATTCAGACTTTGCAGAAAAACTTGACGATATTCTTGCGGAGCAACAACGTCGCTTAGTAAACAATGGCCTCTCTGGCGACTACAACTCTACAATCTCCAAGCTCATTTTGTCATCGAACCACGGCATGCGCGAGCGTGTTGATGCGACCACTGATGATCAGCCATTTTCCTCCTTTAGTGATGAACAAATTAAACGAATCGCTCAGCTTGTCTCAAGCGGAGAAGGAAGCTCTGGTAGTGCACCTCGCACGTAAGAACCTCATTGCTTTCTCTATAGCTACAGACGAAAAGTACCAAGACACTTGGTTTCACCGCCGTCTCGCATCCATTTTAGAAGATGCTGTAAAGCGTGTAGAGCAAGGTGAGGATGTTCGCATCATCGTTGAAGCGCCTCCCCGACATGGGAAAAGTGAAATATCTACAAAAAAGTTTGGCGCGTGGATTCTTGGAAATCATCCTGATTGGCCGATTATTGTCGCTTCCTATTCAGGAGGACTCGCTGAAGAGTTCGGTCTTGGCACTCGTGACATTATGCAGTCACCGCAGTATCAAAAGATATTTTCAACTCGACTACGGAGGGATTCAAAGGCAAAGTCGAAATGGAAAACAGATCAAAAAGGGAGTTATACAGCAGTCGGCGCAGGTGGAGCTATTACTGGAAAAGGATTCAAGATTGGCGTGATCGACGACATGTTTAAAGACCGCAAAGAAGCAGAGTCCCTGACTATTCGAGACGCACGGTGGGATTGGCTACGCTCTACGTTCATGACGCGTCAGGAAGGTGCATCACTCATCATCATCATTAACACTCGGTGGCACGAAGATGACTTGGTTGGTAGGTTACTCAAGCAGCAAAAAGAGAATGAGGAAGAAGGGCTGGATGATTTTGATAAATGGGAGGTTGTTAGTTTCCCAGCAATTGCAGTTGAAGACGAATTTTATCGTAACAAAGGAGAGGCTCTATGGCCTCAAAAGTACCCAATTGAAAAGTTAAAAAAACTAGAAATTGCGCTCGGACCCTATGAGTTTGCTGCTCTCTATCAAGGAAGTCCAATTACTTCAGAAAATCAAGAGTTCAAAGAGAGTTGGTTCAAATATAGAACTTTTGCAGAGGTGCTGGCATTAAATACAAGGAAGTTTGCTACGATCGATCCTGGAGGGAAAAAGCTAGAGAATGACTACACTGGAATAGTTCGCAACTATGTCGATCAAGAGAACAACTGGAATATTAGGGCGATGGGCGTTCACTTTGATAGCATGGAGTTGTGCAAATATATCTTTATTCTCCATGATGAAGGATTTGAGGTGATTGCGATTGAAGAGACCGTCTATCTAAAAGCGGTGAAACCATTCTTTGATGAAATGTGCAGAAAGAGAAATAAGTTTCCAAACGTTCTCCCCATTCCTCAACCAACAATCCAAAAGGAGGTGAGAATTAGAGGTATTATTCCGAGATATGCAAGCGGGTCGATTTACCATATCGTTGGAGAATGTGCAGACTTGGAAGGGCAACTCAAAGTATTTCCAAAAGGCGCAAATGATGATGTTCCAGATGCTTTAGCCATGCAAAATGGAGTTGCAGAACAGCCTCAGACTCTATATCAACATAAAGTAGCAGTCGCACAGCGACAACACCGAAGGGAGCATGCCAGCAAGCGAGCTGGGATGTAGATAGTATGCTAACACCAGATACTGTACGAAGTTTGCTTGCTAACAACGACTTTCTTGCATTTAAGGATCACCTTGAAGACTGTTTACAATCTCTTAACACCGTCACAGGACTGTCCGAACTCTCAAATGAACATGCGGGTGAAGAGGCAAAGGTCCGTTTACGAAGTGCACAGGTCATTGCAGCCATTCTTCACCCGCTCGAGGTATCTGTAGAGAAAAAACAACTGGATGTAGAAAAACTTATTGCTGCACATAAACGAGCTGGACTTGCCTAACGTATGCGAGCGCTTAAATCCACAAACGAGCAATTTAATGAGTTTTTGAGAGAAACGTACGATAGAGCTATACGACTGCGTGATAATCCAAGTGCCGATGATCTTCGTGAAGTTCGACAAGAGGAATTAAAAGAACAACGGCTTCAACGAAAGAAAAAACGACTCAAACATTTTGGCATGTGACACACTTTGATATATATCTGCGAACGTTGATGCTTTTCTTACGGCTATCGAATCGGTTTTTACGATGATATCGTTCAAATATGGCATCATACGAAGAACTTCAATCACAAGCTCAAGCACTCGGTCTACCCTACGATAACGTAAGTAAAAAAGATCTTGCCAAGTCAATCAAAGCAGCGCAATCCTTACCCGATTCTGAAGAGGAGTTGTCTTCAACAGAGACTGCTGATACCCAAGATGATCCCCTAAGTAATGAACTAGAAACGGTGGATGATGAAAACATCCCTACAGTAAAGACGCAAGAAGATCCTGACCCAGAACCTGAAGAATCACTTCCTTTATTTGCGAAGGTAGTGAAACAAGGCCGCGTCATTCGCCAATATAGTTTAGTAAACCATGGTGAACGTTTTATAGAGCTCGCACAAGAATTTGCAGCAAAACAAGGAGCTGTGGTTGAACCCGTGTACTAAACACACACGTATACAAGTTAAGAGAGCGCAACATCATTCTGACCGTTTGGTTGGGAGATGATCGTGAATTAATACTTGAGGGACTTGTTCCTCAAAATAGAGTTCACAGCGCTCAAATCATCTCTCAGTCAAACCGCCAGATAGGCGGTTTTTTTTATAGCTGGAAACAGCAAGAGTTGGAGTCCAATGGACGAACACACAGCAGATTTATCCCCTGATGAGCAAAAAGCTGAACAGGAAGGATTAAAAGAAGTTCCTGAAGACGAACTTCGAAAGAAAGTAGCTGAGGAGTACGGAGTAGATCCTGAAAGTCAGTCAGAACTTCTCGAAAAAATCGTCGCGAAAGAGAAAGAGCACCGCAAACGTACGTCTGGAGTCATTAGACAAAAGATCAAGTACAGAAACGAGCTCAACACGATCAAAGGAACTCCTAAACCTATTAACAACCAAGAGGAAAGCAAGATCGATCCGCAGAAGATTGATGAGATGGTGAACGAAAAAGTCAAAGCAAGTTTGGAAGAACGAGACCTTAACAACCTCAATTTACCAGATGAATTGAAAGACGAAGTTCGCACACTCGCACAATTGAAAAAGATCTCAGTACTTGAAGCAGCAAAGTTACCCTACGTTACTGCACGGAAGTCTGAAATTGAGGCAGATCGATTAATTAGAGACGCAACACCTAAAGGTGACGGCCGCGGACCCGCACATAAATATTCGGATCCAAGCAAAATGCCGAAGCTGACGGACTTTGACTACAAATCTCCAGAAGGTAGAACGCAGTACGAAACTGCGCTCGCCGAATGGAAGAAACGTCAAAAGTAGCACACTCTACTGCTTTCCAAAACTATAAGGAGACAGCATGTCTTTCGACGCTGCACGCGCCGAGTTTTGGGATAGATTACAACTTGATTTCTACACCGCTAACTCAGCGTTTTATTTAGCAAATCGTGAACTTGAAGAAGTTATCGGGCAACAGGGGCGAAAAGTCCACGTTCCAATTCTCAGTCACCCTAATGTTGGTACCTATGTCCCACACTCCGATATCGCATTTAGTCAGAAGAACGCTACTGACCAATTTCTAGAGGTAGATACCTTCAAATATGCTGCTGAAGACATTGATGACACCGAGTCAAGTCAAACACCCTTTGATTTGCCAGGTCATTCAATGAAATCAATTCGCATGGGATTGATGAACCAAGCTGAGCAAAAGTTCTTAGATCAGATCTCTGGAGCTCATTTCACCATTGATGACAACGGCAACCCGCTTGTTATCACTTCAGCCAACATTCTGGATGTTGTGCAGATGGCTGAGGGAATCCTAGGTTCTGCCGATGTTTTAGCCGGCCGTCCAACCGCTGAAAAAGCATTGGTTCAAGGTCCTCGCACCGTTGCCGCAATGCGACGTTCTAAGGCTGATCGAGAATCTCGATTAGGCGATGAAACTCTCGCAAACGGTATTGTTGGACCATGGATGGGTTGGACCGTCGTTGAAAACAACAACCTCCCTTGGAGCGGAATGTTGAAGGTTGCAACGCAGCCAACAGATGGTGACACGGTTACGATCGCTGGTGTCAAACTCACCTTTAAAACTTCTCTAGGATCAACTCCAGGAAACGTTTTAATTGGTGTTGATGCTGCTGCAGCTCGAACCAACCTTCTGTCTGCTATTCATGGCACCGCCGGTGCGGGATCGACCTATGTAGAGCTTTCAGATAACGATGTGTTCTTACTCCGTCGCCGACGCAGACTGGCAGGAACGGTAAACAGTAGCGACATCACTTTCACTGGATATGGGGACATTGCAGTGTCCGAAACCTTAACGGCTGCTGCTGACATTTGGAGCAATCTTTACCAAGATTCTGTCTTCATGATCCGTGGCGCCATCGACTTCATCGTTCAAATGATGAAGCTGAAAGTTGTCGAAAAAGAAAAGGGCTTTGCGCAACTGGTCAAAGGAATGATCGGAGTTGGAGCGAAAGTCTTTAAAGACGGCGAAATGATGATGGTTCGCGTTCGCCAAGACGTCAGTGCTTGGAAATAAGTTCGTAACTGATCAGTTTTGCGGGGTTCTGATTAAAAACCCCGCGCTCAACCATTAACACACAGAAAGAGCACATATGTTAAACAATCAACGCGTCAAAGAGTTCTTAAGTAGACTCATGGGTGGATCTTACGCTGAATATTCAAAGACAATCCCATTTTATCCAACGATCGATATTCGAAAAGCAACGGTAGTTACCAAAACTGCTGACTACTCCATTACAGAGAGTGATCTGCTTAAACCTACCATTTTTAACAATGCAGGGGATGACGGTACACAAGTTTTATCACTTCCTAAAGCATCTCGATCGAGAGGGTGTGTCGTTCGGGCACACGCTCTTGCAACACAAGCAATAAGGTTTCTTCCACAAACAGGCGAAGCAGTGAACTATAACGGCAGCGCTGTTGTCACAAAGTACCTCAATATTGCAGGTGTTATCGGCAACTACGTCGAACTGTTTTGTGACGGATATCAGTGGGTAGTTACCCAAGCGAATGGAGCTGTAACTAAAGAAGCGTAATCAAATGCTCTTAATTACTGCTTTTTTAAAAAGGAACGACTTATGAATCAAACAACTTCTTTCGCGCAAGACCTCACAGGAAAATCAAGAGAACTTCTTATAGACGTTCAGGGCTATGTAATTGCAGCTCTAAGACTTAGTGGAACATGGTCTGCGGTACTCACTATTGAAGGCACTACCGATGGTCAGAACTACGATACTTTGGTCGATCAGCAGGGAGTATCACTCTTAGCAATCGATTCAAATCGAAAAATTGTTTTTGACGTTTCTACGTTGAAAAAAATCAAAGTACGAATTAGTACATACACATCTGGTACTGTCAAAGCATCTGTGCTTCTTAATGAATCTGGAAGTCTTTTTGGTGGAATTATTTCAATCTTTTCAGATGTTTGGGACAACACCCTTCACTTTTTTAATGTTGGATTGAAATCATTGATTGCCGGGGAAGATGTAGATAATCATGTTCTTGGAACACTACCAAAACCCGCAATATCCGCATTGTATTCCCCAATTGCATTTACTAACTTTGGAACTGCTGCAAAAGCCAACGTTAAGAGTGTGCCAGGACATATATTCAGCATTGATTGTCAGAATGAGAACGCAGCAGTTAGATATTTGCAAATCTTTAATTTGGCTGCGAATCCAATTGATGACTCAAGCGTTCCACTTTTCTCTTTTATGATCCCAGCTGGATCTGGCACTACACCTGGAATTAGATCGATTGGAAGGGAGTTCTTTGGTGAAGGTGGCTATTACTTACCAACAGGCTTGTCATGGGGGATATCAGTAGATCCAGATGTATTTGACGAAACAGGTGTAACCGTTGGAGAGCATCAAATTAACGGTACGTACATCTAGAGGAGCGTATATGGGACTCAAATGGGACGGCATCGGACTCGTCATGGGTTTTCTTGGATCTCCTATCAATCCTTCAAACACAGCGTTGCTCCAATCCATCTACGAAGATTACAAGCTTATTAAGCAGCTTGGGTTCCAGCTCATGCGTCCAGGTGCAACTGACCCTGGCTTCGTCAATGCCTATCCCTTTTCCAAAATCATGGTGCAGTATGCCGCCGAGATAGGCTTTCAAAAGATCATGTGGGGACCAACATGGACAGGTTTTTTCGGTCCTCTTACCGCCGCGTCTTATCCCGGGTACCATCAGCAAGTACTTGATGCGCTTGAGTGGGCTATTGCGAACGGAGTCACAGAGTTCGCAATTGGAAATGAAATGGAGTCTGAGGTTGATAATACAACCCTCACATTCGCTCAAATGATCGAAGAGATCAAGAATACAGCTATTGCATGTCAGGCAATCAAGGCGGCTCATAACTCAGACATTAAAATCACCTATACTTCAACTGCTGGGTCCTTGATTGTTAATCTTTGGATTAGCACAGGCATCACCCCAGGAGTGGATCTAGACTATATTTGCTTTAATCCTTATGGTGCAAATCAGACTGATATACCTGGTTTTTTCACTGACTGTAAGAGAATATGGGATGGATTCGGAACGTTAGCAAGACTGAGTGAATTTAACCTTGTTATAGACTCTCAGCCCAAAACAATACCGCCAGAACGTCAAGAAATAGAAATTAGCAAACGAATACACATTATAAGGTCTCTTGGATTTGAGGAGGCATATTTCTACGTCTGGAAGAAAGCTGAAGGATCAAACCCAGAAAACAATTCTTTAGCTCTTTCAACGGGCGGATATCGAGATGAGTTTTGGTCAATATTTTCAGGGAGACGTTGGTTTAAAAACGTATAGCTATGGTACTTTTTCGAACAATCGATGAGCTTCGTTTTCCCGTAGATGGTTTTGGTGGAAGCTTAATTTTTGATGGAGTTGATGATTTTGTTACGATTCCTGGAATTATTCCCTCAGTGAGTGCATTTTCGTGGTCAACTTGGGTGAAGATGTCCCCAAGTCATCCAGCATTTGGCATGATTTTCGATTATAACCAAGATAATCGAGGCACAAGATTTCTCTACGACAGCACTGTATTAAGACGGTTTAATTATGAAGTCGCGAATGGGACATCAATAAGTGCCGTTACACCAAATAACTTTCGTTTGCTCAATGGTTGGGTAAACTTTATTGGCACATACAACGGATTGTCATTTTCACTGTATATGAATAACAAGTTCGTGCAAAGTCAAAGCAAGACAATGATTGCACCTACGTTGCCACAGATTCTAACTTTAGGAAGAAGATCTTCGGAGGCAAGTGGTTTTGGAAAGTTTAGCCTTGCCCATTTTGCATGGCAAAATGGTGTAGTATGGACCGAAAAGCAACGTGCCGATGCCTATTATTTAGGTCAATTTCCCAAAGAAGCGAGCTGGTACAACTTCTTAGATAATGTAGATGATCAATCCGAAAACGGTAATCATATGGAGATTGGGGAAGGAACTTCATTCGGAGATGGTCCGCACCATGGTCCTAGACAGATGGCGAATTATAGGGGAAATGTGGGTGAACTGAGGTCAGCGAGTCTTGAGAATGCAACAAATAGAATAACTCTTCCTTCTTCTCCACTTTTTTACAATAACGCTTTTACAATTTCTGGGTATATGAAACCATCAACAGTGGATACTAATCGAACACTGTTTGGGTGGTCAGGTAATAGTACACCTCAAGTTGCTATCACTTCCGGCAACTTTCTTCGTTTAAATAAACAAAATATTCAATCTATCGCAACTACAACTCGACAGTTTCAAAAAGATATTT